GATCCTGGTAGTGCAGCCCACGCTGTCCATGGCAGAGGCGTTCAGCAAGGATCGCATCTCGCCGATGGTGCGCGATACGGAGATCCTGCGCGGCCTGGTGGCAGACCCCCGCGCACGCGATGCCGGGAGCACGATTTTTCACCGCAGGTTTGTCGGCGGCCACCTGACCGTCGTGGGCAGCAATTCTCCCGCCGGGCTTGCGTCGCGGCCTGTGCGCTACCTGCTGATGGACGAGCTCGATCGCTGGGAGGCCTCGGCCGGGGCCGAGGGTGATCCTGCCTCGCTCGCCATCGCGAGGACCCGGACATTTTGGAACCGCAAGATCGTGATGGTCAGCTCGCCGACCACGCGCGGCGTGTCACGAATTGAGCAGGCGTGGATCGAGTCCGACCAGCGCGAATATCATGTGCCCTGTCCGCACTGCGGCCAGTACCAGCGCTTGGTGTGGGGCCGCGTCGAGTGGCCGGATGGCCGGCCCGATGAGGCGCAGTACCGCTGCGCGAGCTGTGATCGCCTCATTCCGCACAGCGCCAAACAGCGCATGCTGGCGCGCGGCCGGTGGGTCGCCGGCGCGGAGTCGCCGATTGCCGGGTTCCATCTGTCCGAACTCTACAGCCCGTGGCGGTCGTGGGGCGAACTCGCTGCCGAATGGCTCGCCGCGCAGGGCAATGTTGAGCGGCTGCGCGCCTTCGTCAACACGAGCCTCGCCGAGCTGTGGGACGATCAGGTCGCCTCACAGGTGAGTGAGGACGATCTGCTCGCCCGGCGCGAGCAATACGGGCCGCAGTTGCCTGACGGCGCCGCTTTGCTCACTGCCGGCGCGGACGTGCAGGACGACCGCATCGAGGTTTCTGTCTGGGCATGGGGTCGCGGCGAGGAGTCATGGCTGATGGAGCACCGGGTAATCCCTGGCGATCCAACGGTCGGGCCGGAGCATGGCCCATGGCCCGAGCTGGATCGCTACCTCTCGCAGCCATGGATGCATCCGCGCGCCGGCCAGATGCACATCGCGGCGGCGTGCATCGACGCAGGCTTCGCGACGGCGGTGGTCTCGCGATTTTGCGAGGCGCGCGCCGGCCGCAGAATCTGGGCGGTCAAAGGCGCGGGCGGCGCACTGCCGGCATGGCCGAGGCGGCAGAGCAGGACGCAGCGAGGCAGGGTCTACATTATCGGTGTGGACTCGCTCAAGTCCACGATCACGGCACGGCTCCGCGCCCCTTGCGGCGCTGGCGCGACGCATTTCCCGGTGACTGTCGACCGAAGTTATTTCGAGCAACTGACGAGCGAATTCCTGCGGACGACGTACAAGCACGGCCGGCCTGTGCGGACGTGGGAGCGCCGCAAGGGGCGGCGCGCGGAAGCACTGGACTGTGCGGTCTATGCCTATGCGGCGACTTTCGGTCTCGCGCAGCAAGGCGTGCTGATTGAACGTGAGGCGGAGAGGATTGCGCTGCTGGCAGCAGCGGCTCCAGCGGCCGAACAGCCGCAGCGGCAACCTGAGCGAAATCCATGGCTGCCCAGACGAGGAGGATGGCTCAAGTGAAAGTCAGGCATGATGCGGTCCTGCAGCACGATCATCAGCGCAGGGCTGCATGGGAGTACGTCGCCGTCGCTGGCAAAGATGGAGATGTGCGCCTGCTGGCGGAATACGGAAACGAGGGCTGGGAGCTCGTTTGTGCCGTGCGGCAGCTTGGCGAGCGCGTCATGTACTACTTCAGGCGGAGGAAGCCCTGATGGCCTGGACGCAGCAGCAACTCGATGCCATCGAGGCGGCCATCGCCAGCGGAGAGCTCACAGTGCGCTTCGGCGACCGCATGGTGACGTATCGGTCGATGGATGAGTTATTGCGTGCGCGCGACATCATCCGCGACGGGCTTGCGCAACAGTCTGGCTCGGCTAAAGAGCGCTACAGCTTCGGCCAGGTGACCAAGTGACTGCCAATTGGCTCGACAAAGCGATCTCGTGGATCTCGCCGCAGGCAGGCCTGCGCCGCATCCGCGCGCGGCGCGCGGCCGAGCTTGTGCAGCTTGCCTATGACGGCGCGCGTAATGACAGGCGCACTGGCGGATGGATTACCACCGGCAGCTCCGCCAACGCTGAAATCGGCGCGGCTCTCGCCAAACTGCGGGAGCGTAGCCGCGACCTGATCCGCAACAACGCCTACGCAGCGCGCGCGGTCGCCGAGATTGTCGGCGCTGCCATCGGGACTGGCATCACGGCGCAGGCCCGGAGCGGAGACGCCGGACTCGATGCGCAGGTCAATGCAGTATGGCAACGCTGGATCGAGGAGTGCGACGCCGACGGCCAGCTCGACTTCTACGGGCTCCAGGCGCTGGTGGCACGCACCGTCTTCGAAAGCGGCGAGTGCCTCGTGCGCCTCAGGCAGCGCAGGCCGGAGGACGGGCTCGAGGTGCCGCTGCAGTTGCAGGTGCTCGAGCCGGATTACCTCGATCACACGATCACGCGCAAGACCGAGACGGGTTACATCATCCAGGGCGTCGAGTTCGACCTGGTCGGTCAGCGCATCTATTACTGGCTCTACGGGCAGCATCCCGGCGACGTGGTGCAGACGGGAGTGCGGGGAGGCTCGATGCAGAGCGCGCGAGTTCCGGCGAGCGAGGTGCTGCACATCTACCGCAAGGAGAGGCCTGGGCAGGTGCGCGGAGCGCCATGGCTCGCTCCTGTCATGATCGTGCTGCGCGATCTGGATGAGTACGAGGAGGCCGAGCTCGTCCGCAAAAAAATCGAAGCTTGCTTTGCGGCGTTCGTGACGCAGCCGCAGGGTCCAGACGGCCCTGCGCTTGGGCCGCTGATGCAGGAAGCAGCTGGCCATCGCATCGAGAGTTTCGAGCCCGGGATGATCGAATACCTCAAGCCGGGCGAGGAAATCACGTTTGCGAATCCGACCGCCTCGACGGGCTACCGCGATTACGTCGCGGCCAAGCAGGCGCAGATCGCCACCGGGCTGCAGCTCACCTACGAGCAGCTCACCGGTGATCTGTCGCGCGTGAATTACTCGAGCTACCGCGCCGGCCTGTTGAGCTTCCGCAACGGCATCGAGTCGTTCCGCTGGCTCGTGTTTGTGCCGATGTTTTGCGCACCGGTATGGGAGCGCTTTGTCGAGGTGGCTTATGCGGCAGGTGCAATTCCGGCTCCGGGTCCCATCCGGGCCGAATGGACGCCGCCCGGCTTCGGCAGCGTGGACCCGGTCAAAGACGCCACGGCCACGCTGCTGCGCCTGCGCACCGGCACGCTCACACTGCGGCAGGCCATCGCCGAGCAGGGCTACGACCCCGACGCGCAGCTGGATCAGATCGCCGAGATCAACCGGCTGCTGGATGAGCGCGGCATCGTGCTCGACTGCGACCCGCGGCGCGTCACGCGGCGCGGCGCCGAACAAAAGGAGGGATCAAATGACACCGACACGAGAGAGGCTTGAGGCGCAGTTCGAGCCGTTGGCACAGGGAGACCAGGAGCGGCGCACGGCCACTCTCACCTGGTACACCGGCACTCCGGTGCTGCGCTACGACGGGCGTGGGCTATTCGAGATGCGCTTTTCGATGGAGCCGGACGCGATCCGCATGGGACGCCTGGCGAGCGGCTCGGCGCCGCTGCTCAATGCGCACTCCGATTATGAGCTGGACGACGTCATCGGCGTCATCGAGCGCGCGTGGATCGAAGATGGCAAAGGCCGCGCGGTCGTGCGATTTTCGAGGCGTCCCGCCGTAGATCCGATTTGGCAGGACGTCCAGGACGGAATCCTGCGCAATGCATCGATGGGGGTCACGATCTACAACTCCCGCGATGTGACGCAGGAGGGCGCGAAATTGCGCCAGGTATTGGTGACCGACTGGGAGCCGGAGGAGATCTCGCTGGTTCCAATCGGTGCAGATCCTGGTGCAGGAATCAACATGAAACGGGCAACCAGCCCAGAGGAGGACGCGATGGAAGAGGCCATCAAGCAGACGGGCGAGGAAGCCCGTGTGAATCATGTGCAGGAGGCGCAGGCTACTCTCAGCCGCGAATCCGGCGCAAGCGTGGATGTGGATGTTGATGCCGAGCGCAAGGCGGCTGCGGCGGCCGAGCGCGCGCGCATCGCCGAATTGTCGAGGATCGCCAAGGCCGCGAAGCTGGGCGAGGCTCTGGTCGCTCAGCACATCGAGGCCGGGACGTCGGTGGACGAGTTCCGCAAGCTGGCGCTGGAGGAGCTGGCGAAGCGGAGCGAGCAGTTCCAGCCCGCGCCGCGCATCGAGATGGTGCGCGATCAGGGCGACAGCATGCGGCAGGGCATGGCGGCCGCGCTGCTGTACCGTCACAGCGCGTCAACATTCCCGCTCAAAAATGATTTGGGCCGGGAATGGGTCGGCATGAGTCTGCTCGAGCTGGCCCGCGAGTGCCTGCATGCCAAGGGCGTGCGCACCAATGGCATGCCCAGGCACGACGTCGCCAAGCTCGCCCTGAGCACCAGCGACTTCCCGTACATCCTTGCCGATGTCGCCAACAAAACCCTGCGGCAGGCCTACGAGGCCTACCCGCGCACGTTCACGACTTTCAGCCGGCGCACCAGTGCAGCGGATTTCAAATACATCCATCGTGTGCAGCTCGGTGAAGCTCCGTCGCTGCAAAAGGTGGCTGAGGGCGGCGAGTTCACGCGCGGGTCGATGGCCGAGGCGCGCGAGCGGTACCGCATCGAGACCTATGGCCGCGTGGTGCCGATCACGCGGCAGACGATCATCAACGACGATTTGCAGGCCTTCACCCGCGTCCCGGCCGCGTTTGGCGTGGCCGCGGCCACGCTGGAGTCGGATGTGGTATGGGCGCTCATCACCAGCAACGTCACACTGAACGATGGCGTGCAGCTGTTCCACTCCTCGCGCGGCAATGCGCTCACCGGCGCCAGCAGCGCGCTCGGGTTGACCGGGCTTGGCGAGGCCATGACGGCCATGGCCAAGGTCAAGGGCCTCGACGGATCGACCGTGCTCAACATCCAGCCGCGCTACCTGATCGTGCCGGCGGCTCTGCAGATGGCTGCCTACCAGATCATCTCGCCGAACCTCGTGCCGGCGCAGACGAGCAATGTGGTGCCGGAGTACATGCGCGTGCTGTCTCCGGTGGTGGAGCCTCGGCTCGATGCAGCGAGCGCGACGG